GCGGGTCTGTGCGTGAAGGTGCTGACGACGGACGGCGAGGCGGGCGCCCAGATTGTTTCGGCGGCCGGAGACAAAGACCAGGCCGCGTTATTGTTCAGGCATGCCAAGGGGATGATCGAGCGGGAACCGGAGCTGGCCAACCGAATCACGGTGTTTGCCGGAGCGGCTGGCACCGGGGGCCAGCGGTCAATGGTGCTGAAGGATGATCCGGCCAGCGTGTACAAGGTGGTTTCGGCCGACGCGGACACCAAGCACGGCGGCAACCTGCACATGGCCCTGATCGACGAGCTGCACGTGCAGCCGAACCGGGACCTGGTCGACACGCTGGTGACGGGAACTGCTTCTGAGAACCGGGCCCAGCCGCTGGTGGTGTACATCACCACGGCCGACTTTGACCGGCCGTCGATCTGTAACGAGATTCACGCAAGGGCGTGTGCGGTAAGGGACAACGGGGGCGACCCCGCAAAGCCGGGGTATGACCCGGCGTTCCTGCCGGTGATCTACGAGGCGACGAGTGAGGATGACTGGACGAGTGAGGCGACTTGGCGGAAGGCGAACCCGAACATCGGCGTGTCCGTGTCGCTGGAGTATCTGAGACGGGAGTGCAAGAAGGCCCAGGAGACGCCGACTTACGAGAACACATTCAAGCGGCTGCACCTGAACCTCAAAACCCGGTCGGATGTGCGGTGGCTGTCGCTGGAGCAATGGGACAAGTGCCGCGGCGAGGTGTCACTGGCGTCGCTGGCTGGCCGGCGGTGTCATGCGGCGTTCGACCTGTCGAGCAAGAAGGACCTGACGGCTTTGGCGTTGTGGTTTCCCCCGGAGGAGGAGAAGGGGGTGCATGTGCTGCTCGAGCGGCTGTTCGTCCCCGGGGACACGGCCCAGCAGCGGGAACGGGAAGACCGGGTTCCGTATACGACGTGGATCCGGGAGGGGTGGGTGACGGCCACCGAGGGGAGTATGGTGGATCAGTCGGCGATGGAGCGGGCCCTGATGGAGGCGGCGAAGACGTATCGGCTGGTGGACATTGCGTTCGACATGTGGAACTCGACGTACCTGGTCAGCCGGCTGCAGGAACAGGGCGCGAATCTGGTCCAGTTCGGGCAGGGGTACCGGTCGATGAGCGAGCCGACGAAGATGCTGGAGGCGCTGATCGGTGCCCGGCGGATTCTGCACCGGGGTAACCCGTGCATGCGGTGGATGGTGGGCAACGCGGTGGCGAAGGAAGACGAGGCGGGGAACCTGAAGCCGGACAAGGAGAAGTCGGCGGACCGGATTGACGGCGTGGTGGCGGCGGTGATGGCACTGGGCCGCGCCCTGGTCAAACCGGAGGACGGGTCGAGCGTGTACGAAACGAGGGGACTGATTCAACTGTGAGCAACGTGCAGAACCATCTCCGATCCGGACCGTTGTCGTGGGTGCGAAATGCCCTGCAGATGGTCTTCCCCGACCGACGGGGCGCGGTGTACCAGGGCGAATCGGTCGCCAACGACCCGCGGTGGCTGCAGGTTCCCGACTCCGCCGCCGGCGTGGTGGTGACCGAGCAGACCGCGATGTCGGCCAGCGCGGTGTTTGCCTGCGTGCGGAACATCTCTGAAGACGTGGGCAAACTGCCGATGCTGGTCTACCGCCGGCTGGATCCGAACGGTAAGGAGCGGGCCGTCGAGCACCCGCTGTACGAGATCCTGCACGACCGGCCCAACCCGGAGATGAACCCGATCGACTTCAAGCAGGCGGTGACCGCATGTGCGGTGCTGTTCGGGCGTGGCTATGCTGAGATCGAGCGAAGGAACAATCAGTCGGTGCGGGCGCTCTGGCCGATCGAACCATGGCGGGTGGAGCCGAAGCGGGATCCGGGCGGTGCGCTGTACTACTTGGTCGACGGCAAAGACCGGATCAACCTTGAGGACATGCTGCACGTGCGTGGCTTCTCGGTCGACGGCGTTGTCGGCGAGATGGTGACGAAGGTGGGACGGGAGGCGCTGGGGTTGACGCTGGCGAGCCAGCGGTTTGCCGCCAAGTTCTTCGCCAATGGCGCCCGCGCTTCGGGGTACCTGTCGCACCCGGGAAAGCTGTCGCCGGAGGCGATCGCCAGGCTTCGCAACCAGTTCGGGGAGATGGCCAGCGGCCTGGAGAACGCCCACAAGCCCGGGATCCTCGAGGAGAACATGAAGTGGGAGTCGGCATCGACGGCTCCTAACGAAGCCCAGATGCTGGAGACACGGCAGTTCCAGGTGGAGGATGTAGCCCGGTGGTTCCGGATGCCGCCCCACAAGATCCAGCACCTGCTGCGGTCGACGTTCGGCAACATCGAACACCAGTCGATTGAGTACGTGACAGACACCCTGCTGCCGTGGTTCGTTCGATGGGAGCAGGAGACGAAGCGGAAGCTGCTCGGGCCTTCCGAGAGCAGCTACTTCGTCGAGGTGCTGGTCGACGCGCTGCTTCGTGGTGACATGAAGAGCCGCTACGAGTCGCACAACATCGGGATCACAGGTGGCTGGAAGACGCGGAATGAGGCTCGGGTGCAGGAGAACATGAACCCGCTGCCCGGCCTGGACGAGCCGCTGACCCCCCTGAACATGGCGTCATCGCCAGCGGCCAGCCAGCAGGGAAGCGATAGCGGCGGGGATGCAGAGGACGACGACGAGGACGATCAACGGAGCCAGCAGTAGGTACCCGAGCCAGCGGCGGGAGGTCCTGAACGCCACCATGGCCGGATGTGCCGGCGGCGAGTGGTGTGGCCCCGAGCCTGGTCGGGCGTAGTTCAGCCGGACGGGCATAGCAAAAGGATACCAAAATGAAGATCGAACGACGAATGCTGCTGATTCCGGCCGTTTGTGAGGCCCGGGCTGATGGCGTAGCCCCCAAGATCGCTGGTCGGGCTGCCGTGTTCTACGACGGGTCAAGGGAAACGCAGTACGAGCTGTACCCGGGGATGTTCGAGCGGATCATGCCGGGGGCATTCGACCGCGCCCTCGCCGAAGATGACGTGCTCGGCCTGTTCAACCATGACATGAACCTCGTGCTGGGGCGGGTCAAGGCCGGGACCATGCGACTGAGCGTGGATGCGGCGGGCCTGAACTACGACATCGACCCAGCCGACACCACAGTAGCGAGGGACGTACGGGAGCACATTCGCCGCAAGGATGTCGCTGGAAGCTCCTTCACCTTTGCCGTCACCGACCAGGACTTCATTCTGGAGTCGGGGTACAGGGTTCGCCGGGTCAAAGGGGTTCGCCTTATGGACGTTGGGCCGGTGTCCAACGCGGCGTACAAGGCGACGACGGCGAGCAGCCGCCATGCGGATGTCAGCCCCGAAGAAGTCGCCCAGATCATGGAGCAGGCCAAGGCGGCAGAAGCGAGCATCCACAGTCGGATGGAGTACTTCCGGCAGCGGCTTCGGCTGGCCAGCGTGACGTAGGGACCTTTCACAGAACCAACACAAGAGACCGGCCGGCCGGATCGGGGCGCGTTGCTCCGGACGTGCTGCGCCACGGACTTGGAAACCGCGCCCGCCTTGTGCCGGCGCAGAAGGAGAAGCGATGACCATCGCCCAACTCAAGCAGGAGCGCGCCAAGCTCGTGGCGGACGCGCGCAAGATCCTCAACCTCGCAGACTCCGAGAAGCGGAGCATGACGGCAGAGGAGACCACGCAGTACGAGAAGATCATGGCCGATGTCGACGCCAAGGGCGGCGACATCCAGCGCCGCGAGAAGCTGGAGCAGGCGGAAGCCTGGGCCCAGGACTCGCAGGGCCGTCGGAGCTCGGCCACGGAACCCGGCGATGCCGAGAACCGGGCCGCCGGCGACGCCAACGACGGCGAGGAGAGCCGCTCCCTGATCACCTGGGGCCAGAACTACACGTCGCCGCGGGAAGTCGAGGCGCGGGGTGTGACGGCGACGCCGGAGTACCGCAAGGCGTTCAGCGACTTCCTCGCCTTCGGCGTCCAGAGCCGTGCCCTGTCGGCCACCAGCCCGGTGGACGGCGGGTACCTGGTGGCGCCTATCACCATGGCGACCGGGCTGCTGAAGTTCCTCGACAACATGGTCTTCATCCGCCAGAAGGCCACCGTGTACCCGGCCCTTGTGCAGTCGGCTTCGCTCGG